GACATATTGTCGATTTTCTTTTCTGTAGATACTTTCTTCTTCGTAACTGCACGCCTTCTGGAGAAGTTACGGCGGTCCTTTCGGATGTTTGCTAGAATAGCTTGTAAAGCATCGGTAGATAACTCCGAGGCGCTTTGTTTAAGAGTTGTTTTGTCCACTAGCCTCTCCCCATCTTCAAAAAGTTCATAAGTTTAATCTTGCGGGTGTAGATTCCTGTAAGAAATGCGGGAGCATCTTTGTTAAGCGCTTCTACCAAGTCCTCTACAATAAACTCGAAAACTGCCTTTCTCATTCCGTGAGGCAAGAAGCGATTTAATGTAAAGTATTGCTCCTCAGTTAGCTCAATGTTCGTGACGCGGTGTCGGCTCATAGGTTATTCCTTTGTTTATACTTTGACCAAATTTGGTCATAGAATATGTTAATTGCCATCTTTTTATTGTCTCTCAAATATTATGAACCTTCCAAACCATATAACCCAGATGCTTGCGTCGTCCCAGTTGAGATATGGGAGGAAGGTGAAAAAGGTCTTGCCGTAAGCGGGGATTAGTTTCATTCTGATTCCTCCGCCAACTTGGTGAAATGAGAGATCCAGCAATCGGTACAAGTTTTGTCCTTTGAATAGTTACAGGTTTTGCAAATATTTAAACGTTTAGACACATTCATATCTATATACTTAGCCACCAGCTTGATAACCTTTTTCTGTAGTGCAAGGTCGGCTTCCAGGGTTGCTATATAATCCTCATAGTCATCTCTGATACCTTTTAATAATGCTTCTTCTTCCTCATTCATCTCTCAATCCTTTCTAACAGGCAGGTGAGCCTTTTACTCCCGCCAAAGTTCGCAACTGCTTCGAGACATAGCTGACCATTAAGCCACTGCCTGTCAGGCTTATTTACTTGCATCGTATATTATAATAGAAAGATATAAAATAATTATAAATAGCCCTAAAATTGTATACTTGTCAGGAATATATACTTTCTTAACTTCTTTAATAATTGGGGTTTTTGGCGTCCACTTTCCACTATTATTAAAATCAATTTGGTTAATTAAACAACCACAAGAAGGACATCTATCTGACGCCATATGATTCTCATTATAAGGTGGTTTCCCATCTTTACTTCTCCATGCACATAAAAGACTAACACATTCATATTCAAAATCTGGATATTCCTCCGTACCATTCATCTTCTATTCTCCTTATTTAGCATCTATATATGGAGCAATTATTTCAATTAATGCTCTCAATCGCCACCATGTTTTCGGATTAGCCCACTTTGGATTTTCATCCTCAAGTTCTCTTGCCCTCTTATTAACTAATTCTTTAAGTTTTTCTGGCTTCATCATCTATCCCCTTATTTACAACGGGGCGAGCAGGATTCGAACCTATAGACGGTCTTGTGCTTTAACTGGTTACCCTTCCGCCATCGCCCCGCTGGGTTATAATGCTATTGCGTCTATAATAATAGCTTTCCCTGTTTCCATAAGCTCAGACTGTGTTTCATCATAATAGAGGAGGCCGTTAAGCCTCCTCAATGTTACAACTTATGCTCCACCAACGAACTTCTTGATAGTATTTCTAATCACGCCATCTTCCCCTTCGTCTTCCCCAACTATCCCGCTTCCCAGTGCTCCTTTGATATCGGCTAGATCTACTCCCTGCGAGTAGTCTATACTAAAGGCCTGATAGAATAGTTTCCACCTTTTGCGTTTCTTTTTCGATGACTTCTCGTCATCGTCTTCTGATGGGATGCTCAGATAAACGCGAATATCGTCTGCGTTTGGGAACTCAGGTGTGTCAATAATTAGGCAGATTGATTTATTACCTGCCTGACTTTCGTGGGGGTTTGCGTCTTTTACTAGCAATTCTACCTCAGTGTCTGCAGGTATTACTTCTAAATCAAGATCTTCGTCGAGATCCATATTTAGGAAAGTGCCTTCTTCGCTCATGTTGCTGTTCCTTTCTTTTTGTTAAATACAGTGATTACGAATTATCACGCAGCCACCTATTACTGTGAAGGTGTTTAATGTATCAGCTTCTTCAAATTCTACACCTTGGTTGACTGTATACTTCAGCGTGCCTTCCTTCACGCGCTTGCGGAAGACTTTAACAGTTCCGCTATAGAGCTCTATGCAGGTATACTTATGCATACTCATGCAGATTTACCTCCTTTCACTTTGTTATAGATAGATATGGTTAAGTCTACATCGTACATAGGATTGTGGAGTTCTTCCTTTTTCACTTCGCTGCCTAGCTTTTCGGCTACCGTGCCGAGTTTGAAGTTTTTCATCTTGGGTCTTTCTACCATGAGGTAATGAGCTGCTAGACTCATAACGTCTATTGGCGGCGACCAGAAGAAACTTCCAAGGTACTTGTCGTTGTGCTTTTTGAACCACGCATATAAGAAGTTATAGTCAAAGTGGGCGTTATAAGCAAGAAAGAATGCCTTATCGAGTTTGTTGTAAGGGTCTATAGATGACTCTAGAGCATTCCTGAACGTGTTGTAGCCTATTTCGCTGGGCATCCATCTAGAGAGTTCTGGTATGGTTACGCCGTTTACTTCTAACGCTTTGCTTTCTATCTCGTCGTTTATGTGAGATTGGCAATCTACCTGCGTGACGGTCTCGCTTTCTCCATCAAACAGTTTCATGTAAGCCCTTATAACTCCGTTCTTAATAGGATCTAGGCCTGTTGTTTCTACATCAACGAATGCTAGTTTCATCTTCTCCTCCTGCAACGAGTTCTTTATCCTGCCACGATTTGCCTGCTCTTTTAAGTAAAGCTCTAATATCAGGTTTCTCGAACTTTTCAAACTTATCTCCCCCCATTCTAGTCTCAGCCTTGAATCTACCGTCAGACTTGGTTTGGAGTTGGTGGATACCAGCAGCATTTACACGCATTATGTACTTCTCATCGAACACCAAAGGGATTTGATCAGCAATCTTGCCCCACATAAGCAAGCCCATCTCAATAGAGCCTGTAAGCTCGTCCTGTTTTGCATGGAGGTGTCCAGTCATAAGAGTATGACAAGGCAAGGTCATGATTTCCTTGCGAAGTATATTCCCTGCATGGAGCTGTTGCCAGAGGTAGTCGGATTGGTAAGGAGCCTGACCTGCGTGAGTTGCTACACCTTTGCCAAGACCAGCTCTCATAATATGGTGCATAAGGCAGACTACCCAATTAGTTAAGGAGTCCATACCATAAGTTCCGATAGAGGCAAAGAAGTTCATTCTCTTAAGCTCTAACATTCTCTTTTCCCAACGGAGATACTCAGAAGGTCTTTTCCAGTCGTCAGATTCGAACTTCTCGACTATAATAAGGCCCCTTTTTATTAGAGGCTGAAGAGCTGCAGTTGTAGTTCCACCCGAGTCGAACGAGTGAATTAAGACGGGAAAGGGACAGGATGAATATAGCTGCGTTTTGCCACTGCCGTAGTCTCCAAGAGCCAGTATATTTGCATAAATAGATGCTGTTTGGCTATAGATCTCGGAGATTTCAGCAAAGGTTTTCCTAATAAGTAAGACTTGTTCATCTTTGTTCATTTTGCCTCCTTTGACCAAATTTGGTCATAGGTTATATTCATGTTATGTCTTCGTGTAGTCTTTTTAGTACGTTGATTGTCCTTTCGTTAACTATTCCTGCTATATGCGAGCATGTCATATATACTAGTATTATGAATAGCTCTGCAGTTGCTAACCAGAACAGGATTATTTCTAGCCTAGTCATCTTTCATCCTTTCCATCGTCGCGAAGTATTCTCGCAGACAATTCCCGCAATGTTTGCAAAGACTCGAGCCAAAAAGTCCTTCGGTTCCACAGGAGTATACAAGAGGATTAGCTCTGTACGAGAACATTATCTTTCTCCACTTATAGTGGCATATTGCCCAGTATACATTGAGAGTCCTCTTGCGAAGCTCATAGTTGTTTGCGTGCCCGTCTCGAATTGCTTGAGCCTGACGATACGCCATAAAGGTTAGAACTACAGGTACGCCTTGCTCGGTGTAGTACTTCACAGCTTTATCTGCGAGATCGAGATTCCAAGTATTTGTGCGGAATCTCACGAACATAAGAGTCTTCGGTATAGTAGTTAGAGTGTGAAAACTTAGATCCGTCATACCACCAGGGTTTGCTGTAAGTACAAACGGGCTTATAAAGCCATCAGTCCAAGTTGCGTGACAGGTGTTATAGAACTTTCGAGGGTACTTCTCGGTTTTCTCAAGTACCATATCTATATCGTTGGTGCTATCGTTCCCGTCATTTACTCGAACAATTCTATCTCCGACTTCCTCAACAGAAGGCATATTTGGAGTATTCTTATCAAGAGGTTCTAAATAAGATCTTCCGCCGTTGAAGAAGCACTCATCACAGTTGTTAGGGCAGGCACCTTTTTGCGGGATGCAGCAGATTATACCACTGCCTTTAGATTTGGGATTCTCGATGTAGGTCACTTTGTCCTCCTTGTATGTCCGCAGCTACGGCACACCACTTTAACTCCGCCCATTCGCACGTAGTACCACACATGATACGTCCACCATCTATGTAGACGGACTATCCAGTGGAGTGGAATAGGATAGAATACAGCTCTATCTGAGTGCATTTCTATGTGCGACATTCCGTACCACCAAGATGGTAACATTCTGCCCTGCTCGATCTCGATTCTGCGTATTAGCTTCACAATTCCACCACCTTCTTTGCAGTTTCTTGTTTCTCCCGAGGATCCCAGTGATCTTCTATAAACCCAACAGGAGGCTCCTCGCACTTTCTAATAGGATTAAGCCAAGCGGCACAATAATCTCGGTATTTGCACCCAAAGTAATGACTGCAACTCTCGGTGTTTTTCGGGAAGGCATACATAATCTCTGAGTCTTCCTGGGTATGAGACAATAGCTCGAAGTCCTTATCTAACCGGTCATACCAGTAGTTAACAGTTGCCAGCCAGTCTATCATCTGCAACAGAGTTTTGCGTATGGGAACTCGATGGAACTCAGTATCCTTTGCACCAGCATAAGGAGTTCCATCTTTCTTCATCTTTGGAGGATTATGAATGAAGAGGCCATTCACTACCATACCAAAGATGTCTTCTGGTTTCTCATACATACAGTATAAGACATGAGTATAACAGCCCATCTGAATCTTCTGCGCCCACTGGTTAGCCCACTGAGGCGAAAAGCGAGAGCCTGTCTTATGATCGAGAGAGAATATGCCTCGATGGTCGGCAATTATAGAGTCCATCTTGAAATAGATCTTGCGTGTTTCGTCTATAAGGACGCTACCCGCAACTTCCGTGTGTACAACGTCGAAGTCTTTATCGAGAATTGCATATTGCTGAGCGTATTGTGGAAGCGCACGCATTACATTGGCAGGAGTCTTCGGCGCATATATCGCGTCCATTTCGGGCGAGAAGAAGTCTCGGTAGTACTTTTCGAATAGAATATAAGCTTCGGTAAGACTCTCAGCGCTAAAGCCGTTTAGTAAGATATGCTCCATTGCGAGATGTAAGGCGGAGCCAAATTCGAGATGGATGTTTGGTTCATCTAATCGCCAGCCAAGAACATACTCGTAGAAGTATGCTCTAGCACAGACCATATAGGCCTGGAGCTTTGTAGGATCTTGGACTTGCCAAGTAGGTTGTTCTTTAATCATCTTGCTTTTCCTTACGTTTTACTACATTATCTATAGGCTGTTTACAGACAGCGCCACGTGTATACTCATTGCCAGCGTTGTCTACGCTGTACATTAGGTACTTAGTGTTTTCAAATATTGCGAAGAGTCTTACTTCTCCATCAGAGGCGAAATTTAGCTTCCAATGTATTTCTATGGTGTAATTGGGCTGGCTAACTTCAATGTTGGCGGATAAGTGCTTAATCTTGCTCATCTTCTTTCTCCTTGTGAAATATTAGCTTTCTCGAAACATAAACATCTACTGCTGCATCTTCTATCCTCCATATTAAAAGGTTTAGTCTTCCATGCTTGACAGCAAATACGCTGCACGCAATCGCGTTCATGATAGAAGGCCCGGACTGTAAGATGTAGTCAGTCGGCTCAGAGTCTTTAAGGAATTTCGTGAATGTTCTATACATATCATTCGTGCGATATTTGTCTATCATATTGCGAGACATATATACGAGCTCGCCGAACTTCTTTGCAGAATCGAAGTTGTGACCTGAGTCATTTACGATAAAGACTTTCACCACCTATCTCCCATTACGAAGATTACATGGTCTATTAAGCGGCGAGCATCGGTTAAGTCACAGCGGATGTCTAAGGTCATCTCGCCGTCTAATATATGCTCTAATCGTGCGGAGGCTTCTATCAAGAGCACTCCGTAGTGTTTAGTTGGTACTGGATGGGTAGTCTCAGGCATCTTTTAAGCTCCTTTTGGTCTTGTACTCATAGCTTCGTCTCGACTTGCCGCCCATAAGATATGAACTGGTGTAATAGCGGCGAGCACTGTAGATAGCACATTTCTTTCTCGCGGAATTAGAGGCACATCTCTTTGTATGCTATGTATAGTACCTATAATATGGGCTATCTGTCCATATCCTCTCATTCTGTTGAAGCTGCGCATCTGGGTAGCTGTTTGTGCCTTCGTGCTTCTTCTATTAGTCTTCCGAGGTCTGTTTAGCATCTTTTATCTCCATCAATATAGGCTCTAAAGGTATGCCAGAGTCGCTGAGGTTGTTGTATTTGAGATGGGCGATCTTTCCCGGAAGGTCAAATCTTCTTATCCACCATCCATATCTCTGCTCGTGAGTTAAACAGCCTGCTCCTGACTTAAAGTGATTACCTTTGTCATCATGTAGAAATAAGCCTCCGAGCATATTCTTAGGCTCGCCAATTTTCGAGATTGCTTCAAATCCACCGATTATAGTATAATCATCTGTCCTACCGGGTTTTAGCTTGAGAATACACTTCCGTTTGCCATAGAGATAGGAGGCATTAGGATCTCGAATTATAATGCCTTCGTAGCCATTGTTTATGAAAGCTGCAGTAGATTCTTGAAGCGTCTCTTGTGATATTGCTAAGCTCTCTACAAGTCTTAGTGGCGGTGCCAAGTCAAGGCTTTTAAGCCGGTATAGTCTTTCGTTTTGCCCTACACCTGATATCATGTCAAAGATATGGAACGCTAGCGCTCCGTGATCTGCGTGTAGATTCTTCGTGCGGCTAAATATAGACATGATATCTTGCTGAGACATACCGTGACAGTAAGCTTCGCCATCTAATGTAGGTGCCTCACCCCAATGAGGAAATGCTTTGTTAAGTGCATCTACAATATGAGGCATGCTAAACTTCTGCAAGCCTGTGCTGCTAAGTAGCATATAGCCATCGTGTGTAGGTACTGCCTTTATATGTGCGCCTTGGAGCTTGGGCTGTACTATAACCGTTGAAGGCATCTGGTCGAGGTGTCTACGCTCGAAAGGCTTTGCGAGCATGACTCCAGTTCGTGGTCTAGACATCTTTTATTACCTTTCTTATTGAAGCTATGGGAGGAGCGCTTGCGTGATGCCGTATAAAGACTGCGACTATCTCCGTGCTACTATGCTCCCATAGCATTACATAACTAGCAATATCTTATTATGCTTTTTCTGCCAGTTTTGCTCTGACAAGTCTGAGAAGTTCTTTCTCATCCATCTCACCGGCTGAAATCTTTGCGGCTATAACCGCAAAGGGATCTACCTTCTTGGGTTTTCCTACTATCTGGAGTGAAGGTACATAGGAAGTTCCAGCCTCAATTGCCTGGTCTGCTGTAAAAGTAAACTTAACGTCTTTGATCTTTTTCGTGCCATTTTTCAAAGCCTCTGCGTCTTCCTTCGAGCAGTGATTAAGTTTGTTTCTAACATTGCCCTGACACCCAATGACTGCGGCTTTAAGATATACGGAGAATACTACAGCTGCTCCGTATTTCGAGACAGCCTCGTCCAGACAATGTCCGAGATCCTTTGTAAATTCTACCTTCCTTCCGGACTTTGGAGACTCAACGCTGATTGTGTCCATCTCTACAATCTGTTCTTCTGTCAACTTTTTTGCTTCATCAGCCATCTTAATATTCCTTTCGCTGATTATGTTTTAATCTATGACCAAATTTTGGTCAAAGGAGTCATCTTTTCCCATCTTGAAACCATGGGCGGTCACATCTCTCTGTTCTTAAGTACGTCTTGACAGCTTCCTCGCCATTGTCGAACACTTCTAGTGGAATCTCCGTCATGTTCATATAGGGAGCGTAGTCTATGTGTATACACACGTCTTCACCTTTATGTACTAGACAGGCGTATAGTCTTACACCTTTTCCAAAAGACTCAACGAGTTCCCTTGAGGTAAAGTTGTATAGAAAAGGCCATTCCTTCTGCGTAACAGCCTCGAATGCTTTGCGTGAAGGACGAGGAGGCTTACTAGCTTTCTTGAACTCCTCTACGTTCTGTAATATAACATTCTTTATGGCCTCTGGAGTTATCTCTCCAATCTTTACGCGTTCGAGGAAGTCCTCTACTGTCATCTCTTCTTTCTCAAAGATTACTTTTCTATCTTTTAACAATAATAAGTCTCCTTCCATTTTTCGTGAGGACCTGTTTGATAATCCTGCCATCGAACAGTACCTTTACTATATAATCGTTAGTTTCTTTCATCTTTGCTTTGAACTGATTTCTCGTCATTGATAAGGGCATTAGAATTCTCCTTTAACAAATCTGCTATTTCAGTAGCTCTTTTATCCTGCACATCGCTCAGAACTTCGCTTATCACATCAAGCTGCAAGGCCTTCTTGACTCCTGTTCTATCTCGCAACTGACTCATCTGAAACCCATGAGACTTTAAGTACTCTAATGCATCGCCTACGTTAAACTTCAAACCTTGGTTTGCAACTGCGTCCATGCATAACCTTATAATGCTTGACCAAGATGATTTGTGTGCTACATCTTGCTGATTAAACACGCTGATGACACTTGCTAAAGTTCTGACGTCAACATAAGCACTGATAACAATAGAAGGGCAGGTTTTAGACTGGTCACTTTCTTGCTGGTTCATTCTGAGTTCTCCTCAGATTCTTTAAGACGCTTTCTCATCTTATCCTGAGTGCCTATGACGAACCGTCTGATGTTAGGAGGAGTGACAGGTGCAAGAAGTGTAATCTTGACTTCTATTTCCCAAGGAGGCTCATCTTCTTTAAACCTTTTTTTTGGTATGTATATACGTATAGAGTTAAGTATATCTACGTACTTCACGCCTTTCTTGCCTATCTTATCTCGTGTCATTGTGCCTTTTATTACTTTCATCACTTTCCTCGACTTTCTGTTTAATAGCTTCTCGCAATGTGTCTATCTGCGCTTGTTGGTAGCCTACACATGCTGTAAGCCAGCCTATTGCGTAGGCAACACGTTTTAAGTCTTTGCATTCAGATTGGCGTATTAGACTCAGCACTGCCATATGCGTCTCTGCTTTTGCACCCTCATCTTGAGCTATGCCATCTCTCATTCTATCAAGTTTCTTCCTTATTTCTTCGTTCATGATATTACCTCTCTTACAGTCCCGCTTTCGACTTTAACTTCTGCATACCAGGTGTGAGCCTCAGGAAAATGCGGGCCTTCGATATGCTCAGTTCCGTTTTGCTTTGGAGGAAATATACCTGGAGAGAATATCTCTATCTTATCGCCATTCTTGAGGGCTTCGATCAAGAGTTTCTTATGCTTAAAGTTCGGTCGTACGTACATCTACGCCTCCCTTAAGCTTTATTTCGGTGACTAAATGTGAGGGTAATACTATATGACTGTATACGTCTTCGGTAAGTCGAATGATGCAGAATGTTGCACGTGGAAAGTCGTTACTCAGCCTTCCCCTTGCTACTTTTACTGCCTGGTTGTGTGTCATCTTTTGGTTTCTCCTTGTTGTCTTTTTCTGCTAGTATTGCGAGTTCTTCTTTTGAGCACAGTGTATATAGTAATTCTGACGCTGTTGATATGAGCTCTATACTTGCCCTGAGTTTAAGTATTGCGTTGATAGGCTTCTTACACATATTGTACTCTTGTGCGAGACATATATACGTAGCAGCTTTTCTAATGTCGTAATTAACTCCTGCTCTTAACAACACTTCGTCTGTTAGTCTTATAGGCATACTCATTTGATAGTTCACCTCCTCTCGCTTGATGTATATAATATAATAAATCCATACCCAAGATGCAAGCATTATTTTACATCTTGGGTAAATAATTCGTGTACTCTGACCAAATTTTGGTCAAAGAACAAATCGTATGGAAGTGGCGACTATACTGTATACTTCTCCATAGCTATCTGTTACTAACGCTATCTGATTGTGGTGAGGTCCCTTAAAGAACTTAATGAAGAAGCCACTTGTAGCATCAGTGCCAAATATGATAGCGTTGCCCTTCTCAAATTTCTGCTTCATAGTATTATTCCTCCGGTTTATCTTTAAATTTGATACTTGTAGCCCATGCGTCGTGCACCTGCCCATCAATATCCTCTACCAACGCCATATGGTAGCCCTTTCCATCGAGGTAGAACTTGATTAGAAATCCGTGCAGCTCGCTCTTGTTCTCTCCATACCTTTTCGTGAATGTAATTGCTCTTGCCATTTGCTCACTCTCCTTGTAAGAAATGCGAGACATTCCTGCCTCGCATTAGTCATCTTATTGTCTCTGCAAAAGGTATGATAATACCACGACTAAATCCTCGAGATGGTTTATTTCCCTAACAGCATCTTCTTGCTCGTTGTTGATAGCTCTTCCTCTGGCGCACTCGCACTTTTCGCGCATTTTATTGAGGACATCACTTACTTCTCTATCCATCTTGTTCACCTCCTTCCTCGCTGTTACTCGTTACTTTGCACCTTCCAGTTTGTCCTTTATACCCTTTGCGTGCCTTGCCACTTTTGTTATTGAGGCTGACAATTCTGTTAGTATTGCGTGCAATTCCTCCCATTGCGCCTCTGTAAGCGTATCATCTCCCGACAGTGAATCTTTCAATTCCTCCACCTTCACGTCATACTCTACTATTTCTTCTTGTATATCGCAAATGTCGTCCAGCTTGCTCATTTCTTTCCCACCTCCTTTCTCCTCATACCATAATATAACACATTCCATTACAAGATGCAAGCATTATTTCATTACTCGGGTAAATAATTTAACCTTTGTCCATAATTTGGTCAAAGGACAGATTGCGTGATTGCTACTTCTCCATCTCAAGCACTATATTTCTCACCTCTATAATCATTTCCTGCACCATCTCGCAGGAATTGATAGCCCTAGAATGCGAGCCATTTATTCCTGCATCTAACTCTACAAACATCATGTTTAGTAGATTCAGCAGTTCATCTTTCATTTGTTCTCACCTCCTCTCGTTGTGCTTTAGCACAACATGGAACATAAATCTAATTCTAATTCTAATAACCTAAATCTAAACCTAAATCTAACTGCCTTTTCCCATTCAAAATCCATAATTATCCGCTCTCACTATGCCATGCTCTATAGTATGTCCCATCCTTACCTTGATATGTATCTGTTCTTTTTTTTTTTTTTTTTTTTTAAACAACTACATGGATATACCACTATACCATATAGTATACCGTGGTATATTGCATATATGTGATATGAATGGCATATGGCAGTTAGATTTAGGATTAGATTTTTAGCTAATTAGAATTAGAAATTCGTTCCAATTGCATTCTATGACCAAAAATTTGGTCAAAGAAGGACGCCCTTTCCTTCGTAAACATGGTCAGATGTCTAGTTTAAGTTTACTTCTTGGCGTCTTTCGCCAGGTTCATCAGCTTTGCCCTTAATATGGGTATATCAGTCATCCAGGTTGAGTAATCCCTCGGCGCAAGTATCTTACGGTCTTCGACAGTCATAAGATGCCCGTACTTGCTATACAAATCACGGATATCATCAACGACCTGGTTTGCCAAGCTCAGTTTAGCCTTGAGCTCCGCTTTCTCACCAGGTTTGCGCTCGGAAGGCTTCGGCACTTTCCATTTGAAAGTACTAAGTGCGAGAGTCTTAAGCGCGTTGTACTTAATTGCAAAGGACTTATCGGGGTTGTCGGTTGTTATCTTATCCCGAACAACCCTTTGACATAAGATATTAATCGATTTGATAGCGAATGCTACCAATTCATCTTTTGTCAACTGACTGGTGTCGTATTGTACTTTTATTTCAACACCAGTGTAGCCCTTGCCAGTCGCTGAGTCAACAGCCTTGTCCGCGCCGTCAGGTCTTACCCTGAAGGACGTCTCGAACTTGTTGTCAGCAACCTTGATTATCTTATCGGTCTTGATTTCTTCATCAGTCATGATTATCCTCATAATGTGTTATAGGGCGGCAGGGCACGAATTACACTTCCGGTCTCCGCCTATCCATGCACATACGCGCACTTCGTATTAAGGCTCGTTCCGGCGACGTCCGTCAATACCGCCCTTCGTTGAATAACCAGACACCTGACCATTTATTCATTCGTGCATCGGTTGCGCAGCTCCCATTGGCGGAGTCGTTCCGTTGTGCTTACGTACTACGACAGCACTATGTATGTTTCCATTACTCGTACATCGTGTTATTATGATTACTCGTGTTCGGTGGGTACATCTATACCATATATAATAGCAAACACCGTGCCAACTCGAAAAACCACAACACCTGGTATAATCCACGGTGAGCTATACATCATGTGGTATAGATATACCAATGAGCACATGTCAAATGTGGCAGCTTTCATGTCATTCATGCTGTTACGTCATGACATAGCTGCCATAATGGCAGGCCTAGAGGGGGATTTTTGGATTGGGCTATAGTTGACTGCTAATTCGGTATATTCTACAAGATTTAGGCATGGAACTTTTATATTCCTGATGGTGCTGTTGGCTCTACCAACGAAGATAAATGTAAGGAAGATAATGCTTGTGCGGAATATACTACTCCCAGCCCCTCATTTTGAGAATTGCGAGATAACAAGGTTACAATCACGAAATCTATGACCAAATTTTGGTCAAAGATCACGGATTGTGTGCAGATAAACCTGATCACATTTGTTCCCGAAAGTGCCACAACTACACAATTTTTATGTTGCATCTTGGGATCGTATCTATTATATTACATTAAATACAGAATGGAGAACTCGCTAATGGCTAAGGATAGTATAAGAGAGCAGCTAGCTGAACTTGCACATGATCAATGGTCTGGATGGATGGAGTATCTTTTCTCTAAGTCAACCTACAATAAGGATGGCACGGTTACTATTCCAAAGTGGGCAGTAGAAAGATGGGGCGCACAAATGGAATCGTCTTTTTCTGGCCTGACAGAGGAAGAAAGAGACAGTGACCGCGTAGAAGCCGATAAGTTCTTAAAAGTATTTGAGGCATTCGATGGCTAAGATTCCAGGAAATCCAGAGGATAGAAAATATACTATCCAGCACCTTTGGCAGAAGCATCACGAGATTAAAAGACTCAAGCTTCTCGGCATGGGCAATATAGAAATAGCGAGAGCCCTCAATTGCACTCCGCAGAACATTTCAGATATATCAAATTCCCCTATTTTTCAGGCAGAGCTACAGATTCTAGCAACGGCTAGAGATTCGGCATCGGTAGATGTTGCGAGAGCAATAATCTCGGAAGGCCCGAAGAGTCTCGAATTACTTTCACAAATTAGAGATAATAAAATAGATGGTGAGCATGCGCCGTTAGTACTTCGAGCTAAAGTTGCGGCTGACTTGCTTGATAGAAATCCGAGAACAGCAAAGGCTCGCAATATCTCAGGAAGCATTCTGCATGGGCATATAGTTCAAGGTGAGGTCTTAAGTAGAATAAAACAGCGTGCGATAGCAGCTCGAGAGAGCGCAGTGAATGATGGAGCTGTCATTGTTGATGCAGAAATTGTACAAGAGGAGGTAGGATAATGAAGAGTGGTGTTTTGCGAGATATGGCTGTAGTAACAATGGCTATGCTAGCTCTTGTGTTTATAGCTGCGTTTATTGGAGGCGCAGCTCGCGGCGAGGTCATAAACCTTGTCTCGTATGTCGATGCAGCAGCACCAAACACAGAGGTAGATAGTCTAACTGCTTCCAGCGGCGTTTCAGATGTAATATCCGTAACAGGAGCGAAAACTCTGTCTTGGGATGTTATAGCGTTCAACGTAGATACCAACGTGATCTTTAGGCTAGAAGCCGCTAAGATCAATGTTGAGTCCCACTTTATAAATGTAGACCCTAACGGAAATAACATAACTGTCACGACTGATGAGGCTACAGGTATATATGTAGAAATCGCAGATGGCTATAGATTCTTCCGTCTTAGAAAAGTCTCGGAGTCAGGAGGCGAGGACGTAGTCCTTCATAGCGTTGTCCGAGCTGGCTGGGGAGGAGCAATAGAATGAAACAGAAGGCGATTAATTTCCTAAGGCTTTTGCTTGGGTTCTTCTTTATCTGTACGATCGCGAGCGCGACAGGTAGGATATACTATTTTGATATTCGAAGCTCTGCAATCAAGTCTCTCGGAGATTTGAGCGATGTGAGTAGTACGGCTATCTCGGGAAGCTATGGAATAGTAGTGAAGTACAACCATCTAACCGGTCTGTATGAGGCGTTGCAAGATAGCTTTGGCATAGCTGGCGGTGTCGATAGTTTAGTAGTTGATGAACTAACTATAGGTATGCTAAATGCAGATTCTATGACAGGTGGTATGGTAAGAGCTAATACGCTTGATGCTGCAACTATTATGGAAGCAGGCGTAGCGGACTGGGCAGATAGTACCGATATCACAGACGACGGAATAGGTAATGAAGACCTAGGCCCAAATATAGTTACTACCACTGAGATTCGAGATGGCACGATAGCTGCAGTTGATATTGGCGACGCGGAGTTAGCGGCCTTAGCAGGTATAATGTCTGCTGCAGATAGACTCCCATACTTTACAGGTTCTGGTACAGCTAATTTTACGTATCTATCTTCCTTTGCAAGAGGGATATTGGGAGACGATACTGACTCAGCCGTTAGAGCTACACTTGGCCTTGATGCTCTCGCGTTACTTGCTGCTGTTGACTCTTCAACTGTGACAGACGATGGTATAGGTAACGAGGATATCGGACCTAATACAGTCACGACGGTTGAGATTCGAGATCTAACTATTGCTAAAGGAGACCTTTCGGCAACTGCTGTAGATAGCTCTAAGGTTGCAGCGAAAGCTTTGTCTTTGGATGATATATCTACATGGAACGCCTCTTATGGCTATGTTATAAAGTGGGATCCTGCAACTAGCGCGTGGTCGGCGCAGGTAGATAGTTTTGCTGTTATTGCCGGGGGAGCTTATATTGACAGTACTAACATCACGAATGATAGTATTGGTGAAGAGGACTTAGGTCCAAATGTAGTTACGACTACAGCTATTAGAGATGGAACTATCGCGCTGGTCGATATAGCAGATGCAGCAACTGGGATAGATGATAATGATTTAGTTGAGGTAGACGGAGCAGACATCGCAGATGATGAGTATGCACGCTTTACATCAACCGGTCTAGAAAGTAGAACAGCAGCCGAAGTAGCGCAGGATATAGATGGAAGTATATCCAATGCGGGCTCTTTGGTTGAGACTGGAACAGTTGCTACTGGAACATGGGCTAGCAATATCACACTGGGAATTGGTGAGAGTATACACCTTGCTCCGCCTAGTGGTCTTAGCGACGGAGAGTTTGTGGGTATGACTACTACTTTGGAGTCTGGTTATGATACTAGTGCGTTTGCTGATGTTGTCTATTTCGATGGTGGCACTACCGAGTTTTACCTAGCTGATCATGACACTGAGGCTGAAAGTGGGCCTGTTCCAATATATCTAGCGTTAGAGGCTAAGGGTGATGGTGTTTCGTGTATTGTTCTTATAGAAGGATGGATAAGAGAAGACGATTGGGACCTTGCAGCAGGTGCAACCGTGTATATAGGCAACACTGGAAATCCGACAACTACGGTTGGCGATATAGGATCTGGCGAATGGATACGAGCTATAGGCCACTCGTACGATGCTGATACTATCTACTTCAATCCAGACGCTGTATGGGGGGAGGCGCCATAATGACAAACTGGAAAGCTTGGCTCGCAGTTGGCGGTATTGTGTCTCTAGTTGCAGGCTGGGTTGCGTTACAGGGCGAGAGTCCTGCTCCTACAATCAGCCTTGCTAATATGACCTTTGCGCAGAAAGACTCTGTAGTAATTGCGGAGGTATCAGCCGCCAAGCCTGGCGAGGAGATCATATCTAATCGTCTGCCCAATCTTAAGACCTTCAAGGGGTATGAGCCTGGCAAGATGATTAATTATGTCTATACGGCTTCTCAACACTATTTAGACCCTGCTGATTCTGTATATAAGAGTATAGACCTAACTGTTCATAATGTGTCCGAAGACGTAAAAGATAACTCTGATAGACTATTTGATAATTACGTTGACGCGGGTAATTATCGGTCTACTTGGTTTATTGATGAGCCTCATAATTACACGTTCTATGTAGATGATCACTATGTTAAGTATACCGCGCTGTTTGATACTACAGGAATTACTATTAGAACTGTATTACAAAATGGAGGCGTGAAACAAACTATTGTTTTACGAGATTCAGTGGCGGTCACAAGTTTATCCTGGCTTATTGAGACTAACGCTTTTATGGGTGAAGCGATTAAGGGTGCAATTACATTTACTGATGATGCAGAAGTAGACATCTTCTATCTATCAACACCAACAGCATCTTACGGTATGTTTTCTTCTATTCCTGTAACTGTTATTATCTCTGGTGATACTCTTACATATAAACTGACTGTTCCTGAGAATGTAAAGTACCCAATCGAGGTTGATCCATCGACTAAAATAGTAGGGGATACAGCAGCAAATACTGGTCATCTCTATGATTCAAATGCAACATATTCAACGGTGAGAGGTGATGTAGATGCAGCATCTGTAGAGCCCTATATATCAGTCCTTAATTTAATATCGGGTGGTCTCTATTATGTTGGAAGAGGCCCACTTTATTTCGGTTCTCCAGGTATTGCCGAGGCAATTATAGATAGTGTTAAGATATGCATGGAAGATTCGGTAGAAACCATAGCTACCGATTACTATATACTACTTGTGGAAGGTACATTCTCTGGTGCTTTAGCAGGAACGCAATTCAACGATTTTACAGGTTGGAATGGTGGTGGCGCTACTCCTTATGCTGTAACGGTTTGGGCTGATTCTTTTAGCACAGCGGATTACGCTGTAAGTGACACTGTAAGAATTAAACTTAATGCTGATGGTTTAACCGGATTTAATAAAGCCGCCGCTAATAAATATATGTTAGTATCTAAAGGCGATAGAGATAGCACTGCGCCGTCAGATATTAGCTTTATCAGGTTTGCTAAACACAGTGTATATATGAAAATATGGTACACTGCAGTTAGCAGTTGGGGATCAGTTTATGGCGTGGCGAACGTCACAAAGATGTGGGGAGTCACGGTAACTGGCGGTAAGCTATGGGGAGTAGACTAATGATATGTAGACTAACACATTGTGGCAGCTTTGACACCTATACACTACACTACCTTACTAGAACATTGTTCTGGATGATTGTTGGGGTTTTAGTGGTGGTCGCCGTGGGCGCTGGTTGGTTCGCGCTGTGGCTCTTCCAACTATAAATAATGGAGTGCTCTAATGCCAAGTGTAAGGGCTGGAGAATCTAGAAAATCTTATATAAGTCGCTGCATTCCTATAGTCATGAACGAGGAGTCTGGCAAGACTGCAAAACAAGCTGCGGGCAAATGCGCAGGCATGTACGATAACCATAAGAAGGGCAAGAGCATCACTAAGCACTTAAAAGGAGGTTGAAGATGGTTGAGTGGATTATAAGCACAGTAATGTCAGGCTGGGGAACTACGGTTCTGCTAGCCGTCATTAGTGCATTCGCTGGCAAGGGCTTTCTCAAGTACAAGAAGCTCACGAAAGAGATTCTAGACATCGGCGTGAAGTACAAAGCCATTACACATGAGAAGAGTCCGGGCGGCAAGGGCTGGACAGACAGTGAAAAGGACGCCTTTATTAAGGAAGTAGTTGAGGCGCTTCAAGCACTTGCCGTTGTAATCCCTTGGGGGAAGCGCATATGACTTCACCTAACAACAATCTATGGAAAGCCATTGGAGTGCTGGTTACGCTGTTAGCTATGACTGCAACGTTCGCCTTTGTCCAGTGGTCTATGTCAGACGAGATAGCAGAGCTTCAGATGTCAGACGCTGTTACAGGGGAGCAGATGAAAGGCGTGAATCACGATGTAGCTAAGATACAGGATGAGTTGCAGGAAATAAAAGACATGCAGTATGAGATTCTGCTGCTATTGCGTGAACAATAATCTATGACCAAATTTTGGTCAGAGGTAACGATTAATGGATTTAGCTGGAACATGGGATCTAATTATAGATCAAGGCACGACTTTTGAACGATATTTTCGCTGGGAAGACTCATCAGGCACAGCGAGGGATATTTCGAGCTATACCTTTCATATGAAGATTCGGAAGACTCACGATGATTCTGTTGTTATAGCTACAACCGAAGGTGGAAGCCCTACTATTGTAATCTCACAGCCTGGCGCAACTGGCGTTATCAAGGTGCTTATGACAGCGGCTAATACTGCTGCTCTCGACTTTGTCCGTGGAGTTTATGATATTGAGGCTATGTATAGTGGTGGTAATCCTCTTTATCGTATAGTTCAAGGTAATGTAACTCTTCGTAAAGAGGTTACTTATTAATTATGTACGATACTGATCTTATAAGAAATGTCTGGCAGGAAGAAGATGTCAATCGCACGATTGTGTTGCAGGATAGAACGCGGGACTTTCTAGGTAGAGGCGCAACAGCAGCTGCTACTAGAGTCACGGTGACTGATGGCTATACAGATATGGGTACTATTGTAGTTACTCCTTTGTATGCCTTTTACTTCTTTGGGAAGATCCAAGATGATTTGGCTGTAGATCTCGAGGGGGTGTTGCTAGCTATAACAGGCGATGCTACAGGTCAGGATACGACAGATGGCTCAGGAGATTTTGTAGTCTGGGCAATGTATGATGGAGATTATACACTTACGCCGTCAAAAGACGGGTATACCTTCACGCCTTCTGACGAGACTATCGATGGAGCCCAGATTGAAAAAGACTTTACAGGAACTAGAGTTGTCGTAAGTGGTAGTATATCTATTGATGGCGGCGGAGATTTGGAAGGCGCTACAGTTGCTATGACAGGCGAAAGCGATGATACTACAGATGCTAGTGGAGATTATTCCTTTGCTCCAGTTGTAGATGGAGAGAAGACCATAACTCCCACGAAGGTAGGCTACTCGTTTGCTCCCGAAACTTTGGATATTGAGGTATCTCGAGCAGACATAACTGGAAATGATTTTGTCGCTACAGCTACTGGCACCGTGTTTAATAATCGCAGAGTTATAACTATCGACAATGCTAAGGTTGATTCGGAGCTCACGGACTTCCCTGTTTATATAAAAGTCACGAATTTTGATAAAGCAAACCTCCGTGCTGATGGTCAGGATATTGTATTCTTTTTGAGTGATAACTCTACACAACTGCCCTTTGAGATTGAGAGATATATAGACTCCGGTGGCACTGGCGTCTTGCATGGCTGGATTAAGGTGCCTACGGTTTCAGCGAGTGCCCCTACAGTCATTTATATGTACTACAATGCTCCTACTTATACACAGCCCGCAGCTGATTCTACTTATGGCAGCGAGAACGTCTGGGATGCTAACTTTATAGGCGTCTGGCATATGTTAGATGATCCTGACAATGCTAGTATTCTTGATAGCACATCTGCAAGTTGGGATGGTACTAAAGGCGGAGCTGCCACGCCTGCTGAGACTACAAGTGGCAAAGTAGATAAGGCTCAGGCTTATAGCGCATCGAGTCCACATAAAATCACTACGCCGCATCACGCAGATTTGATGTCTGCCGCCAAGACCATTAGCTTCTGGCTTTATCTAGCTGGTACAGGTACCTATTCATTTATAAACAAAGGCTATGACGCAGGCTTTAATCTGCATAGAACAGGAGCTGGTAAGCTTACATTTAGATCAACAGATGACTTGTCAGCAGCTATTAGATTCGACGGCGATACTACACTAAATTCTGGGAGCTGGTATCGCTGCTGTGTAATATATGGAAGTGGGCCTACCTACGCACTTTATGTAAATGAGAACGTTGAGGGTCTTTCAAGCGTGTCTGCCGGAAGTGGAGTGCTTGATATAACTGATGCTAATGATCTTATCTTTGGTTCTCGCGGAACTGACTTATGGATGCTGGGAACGCTCGATGAGATTAGAATATCTGACAAGATTCGTGCCAAAGCCTGGTCGGATGCTGAGTATAGAAATCAGAACGATCCTGGAACTTTCTACTCCGTTGGCTCTGAAACTGGCGATACAAAGGTGGTGAGCTAATGCCTTGCGATGTATCTGTACAGTCTGGAGAGGGCGCTTGGAGCGCTATGGTAACTTGGTCATTTATGGGTGGGCCTTTCAGTAGATTTAAAGTCGAAGGCGACTATGGAAGGATAGTTAGCGGCAATAAGTTCACGACTTTCTTCTCTCCTATAGGCGACGCCGGATTATATAAGGCATTTACTATCACAGCTTATGCAGCAGGTGAGGTAGAGATTCCGTGTATAACTCCTGTTTGGGGAACGCCTGATAGGGTTATGAAGCCTGAAGGTATAGAGGAGCCTGAGCCTAGCGGAAGGCCTGAGAAGCTCAAACCTGCTCCTCAGACCATTCCTAATCCTCCTGATGCAGGCGACCCTAATAGAGATGGTGGAGACGGCCCACTAGGCTTTGGGCCTAGCGCTGATGGGCCTTGGACGCCAATACCAATACCAGGAAGTCCCAATTTTCCAACTCCAGATGGTGCTCCAGATGGCGGTGACCCTGGGAGTGGAGGCAGCGGTGATGGAGATGGTGACCCTATACAGTTTCAAGGTCCTAGCCAAGACCCTGGAGATCCTGATCCTTACTATATACGAGTCTGTAATGCTGCAGGATGTACTGTAACAGGACCGTTCGAGTGGCCTCTCAACGATGGGCCTGGGATAGAGGGAAGTATGGTAGATCCTAGTGGGCAGCCTCTACCAGGGCCACCTTCAATTCAGTTCGTGCCTGTAGGTGGAGGTACACCTATTACTGTCCCTGTAAATGAAGATGGCACATTTGACTCTGGGCCTTTAGACGCTGGGGACTGGGACGTGTTTCCTATAATGGATCCTGAGCCAGATTTTATACCTTTAGGGGCTCCTGATGGTGAAGGTGGAGGTGCCACCGACGACGATCCTGCTCCTATTGGTGGAACCTCCGATGACCCTACTGGCGGAGATGGTACAGGTGGAGAGGGTAATGGCGATCCTATTGGAGGAAGCGAAGACAATCCAGTTCCGCTGAGTCCTTTCTCGAGAGATGAGCCAAGTGGGCCTGCTGGTGCTGGCGGGCCTGGAGGCCCTATTGGAGTAGGCGCGATGGGTGTGCATCCTGGAGGACATACCGAAGCTACAGCAATACCTATTACGCCACAGCGTGAGGATGATGAGTTTCAAAGTATGACGAAGTTATCCTGTTGCGAGTCTCGTGAGGACGTAGCGTCTATAGTAGGCAAAGGTTGGGGAGGAGATAGATGGGGTATACTTGGCGGAGATAAGTATTATGTGTATAAAGGAGATAGGCTTGTTAAAGCGTGTTAAAAGATGGTGGAAGGTGTGGTGGTTTAGGGAGGTTATCAAACTATTAAGGTAGGAGGTAGAAGACATGGCGACGCAGAAGGCGTCAGAGCGCAGGGTAATCTTGCGTATAATACAGAATATGGTGCAACAGATGATCGAGGCTAACGAGCTCGTGTTTAAGGTAGGTAAGGAACTCGAGAAGACAGATGAGCCTGATGCGCAGATTAAGGCGGTATGCGATGCTATATTAACTGCGATGGGCCCGCCTGCTGTATGCACCGCTGAGGAAACGACCGATACTATGTGCGCAGGGATAGTGAACTTACTCAATGGTCAGGCTACGGACGATACCTATGGCCTGCTTGACTGGGAATACTTAAAGGAATAGGAGGATAACATGGCAACTCAAAAAGCATCGGAGCGTAGAGTTATCCTTCGTAGGGTACTCGCGCTTGTAAACGAGATGATAACGGCCAACGAGATGATATACAGGATGGGCAAGGAGCTTACTTCAACTGATGAGTCATCGGCGCAGATTGCCGCAGTGTGTGACGCGATACTTGCGGGCATGGGCTCTGCGTTGACTGGCGTTAACGCCAATGAGGAAACCGGCGATACCATGTGCGCGGGCATTATAAATCTCTTGAACGGCCAAGCTACTCATGATACACTTGGAGCGTTAGACTGGGAGCACGCACCTGAATGACCTCTAATCCTTACATACCTGAAGGCGTGGATAAAGAGATGGAAGAAATCTTGCAGGAGTGCTATCTTGACACGAAGTACTTCTGCAAGGTCTTCATGCCTAAGACTTTCTGGAAGCCTTTCTCGAAAGGCCATGATGAGCTGTTTAAGATTCTCGACGATGACAGCATTCAGAAGGCAGCTATTGCTCTGCCTAGAGGCTGGGGTAAGACTTCGATAGTTAACAAGGCTTATCCCGCAAAGAAGATTGTGTTTCAAGACAGGCATTATATAGTGCCTATATCGTCCACAAGCAGCTCAGCTAAGGAGTTTTCCGAGAATTTGAAAATGGAACTCCTTTACAACGAGGACCTTACGGATGTCTTCGGGCCAATAAGATCTAGCAATATGGGTCGTGATGCGGGGCCGTTCTCCACACAGGAGTGGATAACTTCAACAGACATTAAGGTTATGCCTCGTGGCGCAGGGCAGCAGATTCGTGGTAGGTTGTATAAGAACCATAGGCCTGATTTGTTCTTGGTAGACGATATAGAAGATGATGAAGCAGTCGAGAGCGATGAGAGGCGAGAGAAGTTAACAGACTGGTTCTTGAGTGCTGTTAGGAATAGTATAGAAGTTGGAGATTCTAGATGGAGAATCATTGTGATAGGAACTATCCTACATGAGGATTCATTGCTCGCAAATCTTATTAGCCCGGACAAACATCAAGACTGGACTAAACTGCGATTAGAGCTTTGCGACGATAATTATCACAGCAACTGGCCTGACCACATGAGTGATAAGCAGGTTAGATTGCTAGCAGACGAATACAGGAATGCGGGCAAGCTTAGTATCTTCTACCGGGAGTTCCGCAATATACCTATTGCTAAGGAAGATCAGGGGTTTAAGGAAGAGTACTTTCAATACTACAAAGAGACAGAAGATGAGCTCAACCAAAACCCTGACGTGGAAAGTCTTGTTCTTGCCGATCCTGCTAAGACCATGAAGGTTGGGAGCGCAAACACAGCTATCGTGGGAGTTAGCGTGAATACAAGGGAGAATAAGTACTACGTCAGGGATGTTATAGAAGCCAAGCTGCACCCCGATGAGCTTTACGAGAAGATGTTTGAGTTGGCAGATCGCATTAACGCGTTGGTTCTTGCGCCTGAAGTGACATCGTTGAATGAGTATATAACTTATCCATTGCGCAACGCTATGATTAAGTCTGGAAAACATTACATAATCGTCGAGGTAAAGCCTAGGGAGGGCAAGACTGGGCCTAAGCGAAGTGGTGGATTGGTTCCTCTATATCGTACAGGCCTAGTCTATCATAACAAGATGGCTTGTGGCGCATTGGAAAAGTACCTTATGCAGTGGCCTAGACCCGCAAAATGGGATATTATAGATGCTTTTGCTGGGATGATATTTGCGCTTGATGAGGGCGAGAGATACTTTACGCCTCGTGACAGCGATGATGATATTGAAGCGGAGTATGCTGAGCTAGACTATGAACCACCGTTGGAGTATGAACCGATAATTTAATCTCTGACCAAAATTTGGTCATAGGTGGAGGTTACAAATGCCTGTAATATTGAATCCTAACGTCGATGGTAGAGCACCTGGAAGGGACTCTCGCGCCGTTACGGATGTGCAGTATAACTATAAATATCCCTTAGGGCTTAAGCTTAAACCTGGTAGCATACAGCATGATAAACTTAGAGACGCTATTCTGGAAAGGGCTCAGCGAAGTCGAGACGCTATGAGCAGTCGCTTCGATAGCTGGAATGATATAGACAAGACACTAACGGCTTATATTCCACTTAGCACAGTTGAGCAGAATTTAAAAGCAGATGATCCTACCAAGCCTATTTCCATTGTAGTCCCGTTGTCATATGCCACTATGGAAACCCTGCTGACTTATATGGTAGCTGCGTTTTTGGAGCAGCCTATCTTTCGATACGAGGGCTTTACAGGCGAAGACATTCTTGGCACAATGTTGCTTGAGAAGGTAGTGGAATTGCAGACACGCAAATCTGGTGCTGGACTGCAGCTCCATACTATGTTCCGTGACTCTCTTGCTTATGGCTTTGGCGCTGTCACTCCAATCTGGAGCAAGAAATATGGCTACCAACGCGTGGCTAATAATAGAAGCTTGTGGACAACTGTGGGTAAGTATATAGGCCTAGCTGCAGAAACTCAAAGGGAAGAGGTTGTAAAGTTTGAAGGCAACGAGCTATATAATATAGATCCTTATATGTACCTGCCTGATCCCGGCTATGCTATTCAAGATGTCCAAAGAAGTGAGTATGCTGGCTGGCTACGACGCGAGAGCCGTATGGAGCTGCTATCTCGTGAGCGTTATGACGATGGATTCTTTAATGTTCAGTATCTCAAGCATATTGACGGCAAGAGTGTTTTAGGTCTAGATTTGTCAAATCGTGATAGGTATGATGTAGCTACTGGGTCTATTCTAAGCACTAACACAACTGAGCCATTTGATATAGTGTATATGTATGTGGATCTAATTCCTGCTGACTGGGGGATTGGTAATAAGAAGTATCCCGAACTTTGGAGATTCGCGGTTGCCGGAGATCAGGTACTAATAGCCTGTGAGCCTCTTGATCTAGATCATAATCTCAAACCTATTGCTGTTTGTGCTCCTGAGTACGATGGTCACAGCGTGTCTCCTGTGTCTAGGCTCGAAGTAGTCCAGGGCCTACAGACTATCATGGACTTCTTGTATAACTCTCATATAGCTAATGTGCGTAAGGCTATTAATGATATGTTTGTATTAGATCCTAGCAGAATCAATGTTAATGATCTACTACATCCTGGCCCCGGAAAGATTATTAGAACACGCAAAAAGGCTTGGGGATTAGGCGTTAAGGATATTATAGAGCAGCTTAAAGTCAGTGATGTAACAGCAAGACATCTTGTAGAGGCTCCAGCAGTTACTGGTATGTTAGATAGAATAATGGGGACTGAGGATGCTATTCAAGGCTCGCTGTCCAGGAAGAAGGAAAGGATCACTGCAACGGAGTATCAAGGCACGAAAGGCACTGCACTTTCACGATTGGAGAAGACTGCGAAGATTGCGAGTTTGCAGGCTATGGATCCTTTGGCTGAAATGTACGCTTCACAGACACAGCAGTTCATGTCGGAGGAGCAGTACGCTGATATTGCGGGAGAATATGAGGAGGAATTGCGGGCCGAGTTCGGTGACGCTGATAGAGTTCTAGTTGGGCCTCTTGACATCCTCACGCGTTTCAATGTAGTTCCTAGCGATGGTGGATTACCTGCATCTGGTGACCCACAACTATGGCTTTCAATGCTCCAGACGATTGGGAGCAACGAGAGTTTGGTTATGCACTTCGATATCGTACGAATCTTTAAGCACTGGGCTAGAATGGCCGGGGCTAAGAATATTAGTCAGTTTATATCGAGGCAAACTAATGCTGAGGTATTGCCTGATGAAGAAGTTGCTAGACAAGCTGAAGCAGGCAATATTATACCTATGGAAGGATTGTAATGATAGACTGGAAAGTTGTTTTAAGCGACTTGGAGCATGGTAAAGATAGTAATGCTATAAAAGTTACTGAGTCTGAGGTCAAGGATTTTAAAGAACGAAGTGTCGTTTGGCAGTGGATGCAGCATACCTTGACTGAACAGTTAGTGACTCTTAGGGACACGCTCGAAGTTATGGGAAGCGACTATAGCCCAAATGATATAGTTCACACGCAAGCGGAGATATTCGCTATTAGGTCCTTGTTAGATCTACCTGACACGCTATTAAATTACTTAGAAGGAGGAAAGAAATGACTGATGAAATTGGAAAAGACTTGGCGGAGATGCTGGGAGAAGCTCCTACAGATACCTCTAATGCTTCTAAGGAAGAAGGTGAAGAGCTTGAAGATAAGAAAGACGAAGCCTCCGGAAAAGAGAAGGAAGCATTACAAGAAGAGGATGATGCGGGAGCGGAGGATAAAGGCGAAGATGAGGAAGGCGAAGAAGGAGAGACAAAAGCGGGCGAAGATGACGAGGCTAAGTCCGGAGCTGAGTCTGATGAATCTGATGAATCTGGTGAAGATACCGAACTAGAGGCACTTCGTAAACAGAATGAACTGTTGCAGGAACAGCTAAGCAATGTGCTTGAGCCAAAGAAACCTGCTGAGACGGAGGAGCCTAAGGAAGAGGAACCTTCATTAGATGTATCAGATTACATTGATAGTGACGAGGTCTATGATGCTGTTTTACAAGACAAGGCAGCACTAAACAAGGTTTTGAATAAAGTAGCGGAGCATGCTTATTTAAAGGCTGTTGAGCATGTTACAAAAAGTATGCCTAGACTGATTACCAAGGTAGCTAAGGATGAAGTGTCAAGTCAAATTATGGCTAATGAATTCTTTAGGGCGCATCCCGAGTTGACCAAGCAACGCAAGTTCGTTGGCTTCGTGTACAACGAGATGCTCGAGAAGAATCCAGACAAGGACCCTATTACGATCTTGACAAATGAACTAGCTGGCGAAGTAAGAAGTAGATTAGGCATTGCTGGAAAGACACAGCCTACAAAAAAGAAAAAGGCTAGACCTCCCTTTACACCTGGCGGTGGAGGAAGAAGAGGCGGACAAGCGCCTAAGAAACCTACAGGTATAGGGGCAGATATTGCCGAGATGGAGAAACTACGATGAGCACTTTGACTAGTCTTGGTATTAAGGCCAAACCTGGGCTGGGCTACGTGATGTTTAACAAGGCGTTGGTTAGTGTTAATACTGATCTAGACGTTGAGCATTCTATGTGTGTTACAGGGGATGCTAGAATGGTCGGAGACCTTACAGTAACTAACTTGCGTACTCCGCACTGGCGGTATCCTAAAGTAGTCTGCGCATGTATAGCTGATATATCTACAGCAGGCTTTCACTGGTTTGTAGTGCCTTTTACAGGATACATTACTAAAATCAGCACTGTTCTGTATGGTACTATTGCTACTGCCTCTGCTGTTGTAACACTTATAAAGCCTATTACTATGCCTTTACTATATCAGACGGCTTACTCTACAGTGACAATAGCTAGTGGGGGGTCGGCAGCTGCTGATATAGATACTGCTACACTTGATTATACGAAAGCTTTGGATGTGTTAGTTGGGTCTGTATCGGCTGGGGACGCTCGTGCTGTTAGAACGAGCGGCGCTAGTACTAATGCTGTTAAGGTATCTGCTATAATTGAAATCTCTCACGACTGGCCTGGTTAAGGAGGAACTCTATGAGTATTGAAGGAGAATTAGCCAGAGCTGGCATAGTGACTCTGGATGACGAGACTATTATAACTAAGGATATGGTAGTCGCGCAAGATTTAAACGTCGAGGACAACCTTATAGTTGGAGGAGATTCAACTATAGATGGTGACCTATTTGTAAGCGGTGATCTTACAGGAACAGTTATAGGCACGTACTACCTACAGTTTAGGACCTTTGTTGTAAGTGGGGCTAACGATATCTATTTGGTCGTGCCTACAGGCGGAGATGGTAATATCACTGCAATTAAGGTTGTTGCAACGGTTGCGCTAACGTCTGCAGATGCTGATATAACTCTCAATGCAAACGGTGATGCTAGTGATGCTAGCATTACGTTTACGCAAACTACACTAGCAGCCATTGGAAGCGTGGAGTCTATAGCCGTGGCGTCTACGGCTACCCATATAGATGTAGTAGCAGGTGAGTATATCAAGCTTACATCTGATGGCGGTCCTGATGCTGGCGAGGTCGATGGTATCATTGAAATAACTAGAACTTAATGAAAGGAAACAATTTATTATGACTTTACCTGGAACACCATTAGCGCAGGTTACCGCAGATAAGGGTATGCCTGCAAGAGAGAGCGTGTTGTTCTATACGTCTGCTACGGCAGCCACGCTCCAAATGACCATCAACGATCGGACTTACAACTTGACAACGTCAGGAGCGGCTCTTGCCGTTACGCTTCCGTCAGTGGCTGAGGCTGCAGGGATGATGTTCTTTATCTACTTTATTAGCAAGGATAGTTCTTACTCTATTACGGTAGATGACAAGGGCGACGATATACCCTTTAGCCAGCTCACCATTGACACTGAAGACGATGCGTTTATTCTTATCAGCGATGGAATTCACTGGTATGCCATGAACGCTTCTGCGACAACTTAATCTATGACCAAATTTGGGTCGAAGGAGATAATATATTATGTCTATAAGAGGTTCTTTGCGGAAGGCTGGAATCTCCTCTGATGGCGCTAACATTGATGTTTTTAGAGGGACTCTTACCGCAAGAAATGTGATAACGCCTGAAGGCGACTCGTTCTATGTGGACTGTCGCAGATCAATAAGCGGAAACGGTAAGTCCTGGAACACCGCTTTCGTGACGATTCAGGAAGCTATTACAGCTTCCAACGCCCAGATCGACTGGTCATTAACACCGTGGTTGGTTGACAACTGGATTCATGTTGCCTCTGGGTTGTACGAAGAGGCATTGACGCCGCCTTATTCCTGTCATATAATAGGATATGGTGTGTTAGGCACGGATACCGCTGTTGAGATTCACCCCGCAGCTGGTAGTGCTATGGCTGGAACAGGCCTTGGTCTTGAGATGGTTAATATAAGGTTTGAGGCTGTAAACGCAGTTCCGGTGCTTGACTTCGGTGTCTGCAATCAGGTCATTATTAGAGACTGCGAGATTCTCCCTGCGACAAACTCTGTCACTCACGGAATTTCCATCGAGAATGGAACTCACGTACGTATTCTCCGAAACTCGTTCCATCAGAGTCAAGGGACACCTGGATTCTCTCATGGAATCTATGCAGCTGGAGGAGCTGACAAGTACCTACACGCATCAAAGATTATAGGTAATTACATCTCAGGCATCGCGTCTGGTGGCGTAGGTATCTATATAGCAGCTGACTGCACAGCAACAGAAACCTTGATACAAGATAACACTATCAACGTACCTGGAGCTGGAATAGGTATCGACGATAACAATGGGAACTCTCTAGTTGTTGACAACAGAATCTTTGTCGGTGGCAGTGGCGATGCAATCGATCATGCGGGAGGTGCCTCGAAGACTCTAGGCAACCTTTGCAATGTTAATGGAACTGTCTTGTGGGAAACCACTATATCATAAGGAGGTAATTGTGCCAGTTAAGAAAACTGTAACACCAATGGACGAAGGCGCAGCTCCTGTTAAGGGTATAGTTAGGGGCAAGTGCATGAAATGCGGACTCGAATGGGGCTGGGTAGGTTCTCCTTGTCTCGCCTGTGGTGGAAACGTAAAGTAATTGAAAGGAATCTTATATTATGGCTAATACATATTTTGTAGGTCTTCGTGCCACGAACGACGTGATTACCGACGAAGATCCGGAACACTGGAGAGTAGGTATTTTACGCCTCTTTCCTAACGGCATGGCGCCGTTGACGGGACTGACCGCCCTGATGAAGCGCGAGAAAGTCGACAACCCACACTATCACTGGTGGACTAAGACTCTACCAACGCAGAGAGCTACTATGGTTGTGTATGTAGATGCAGGTCTAGAGACAGCATACACGACTGGTCTTGACTACGCTGCTGGAACAACAGTCTACTGTAAGATGTCGGCTGCTGCAGCTACACAGTTCAGAGCAGGTCACCAGGTTCTTTTGCGTGACCCTGATGACTACAACGTTGACCTTAACGCGAGGGTCACAAGTGTCGTTACGAACGGCGATAGTTCATATATCGCCTGTATTCTGCTCGCTGCCGATACGCAGACTGTCACGACTACCGATCTCTCTGACGCTACCGTAGTTATTGTCATCGGTAACATGAATCCGCAAGGCGGAACTCGTCCAGAGGCTATCTCGGTCGTGCCTGAGGAGCTTGAGAATTACACGCAAATCTGGCGTAATTCACTTGATCTCTCTCGTACCATGATGGAAACTAAACTCCGCACAACCGGTAACAAGACGTATGCAGAGGCCAAAATGGACGCTCTGCAGCTTCACGGAATGGAGATGGAGAAGTCTCTGTTCTGGAGCACTATCTATTCAACTGGAACAGGCTCGAATGGAAAGCCTCTATATGCAACTCGCGGTCTTATTTCGTGGATCAAGAGTTACGGAACCGTACAGGACTTTACCCTTGACACGGGAGCCGACTATGCCGGTAAGACCTGGCTGCAAGCTGGTGAGCAATGGATCGATGAGCATCTTGAGGAGGTCTTCCGATTTGGCGGACAGGAGAGACTTGCATTTATAGGCTCTGGCGCTCTGTTAGGAATCCAGAGGCTTGTCAAGGA